GCCGTCTGTTGGTAAACCTCTCAACACACTTTCACCAGGAAGAGAAACTTGTGATCCAAGTAACATTGCAAGTCTAGGATCAACTCCTGCTTTCTGTCCTAACTTTCCAAATAAAGCTTGTTTAGCTCCACCTACAAGTAAACTTCTAACACCTTGCCCTGTAGTCATACCAGCAATTGATGCTGCTGGAGTAAATGCACCTGCTGTTACACCTGACAAAATACCTTGTTTTAACGCATCAGATGTACTCATTCCTGACAGTTTCGATGCTCCGAAACCCATGGCGCCTGATAATAATGCAAAAGTAAATGGATCCATAATTTTTAGTTACCTGTTTGATAGATTTTATCTTAATTATCGGTCGGTATCAACTCATCAAGGAATCTAGCCGTATATTGGTGTTCTCCAACATGGGTAATATAATCGCTAATCCAAGCATAGCATTTACCCCCAAGATCACTCCATCGTTTACAAAAAGCAAAATCCTCTCCTAAATAAGTATGTTTTTCAGGGTCAAACCAGGTGTCAAAAAAGTTCCAATAATTCTCTACTCTAACATTCTTTCCATTAATAACTTGATCCTGATCAATTCGCATATGAGGATATGCTTTAATCATTTTATCAAACACCTGTCTTTTAATCATCATAAAACCTGTTGGTGCATGTGTGACTTCTATAACACCATCTTTAATTTTAATATTCTGTGTGTCAGGAACTTTAAATGGATATCTGTAAAATGCTTTATTTCTCAAATCTCTAACATCCTTAATCTTGCCTTCCTGTACCATTCTAAGTCCTTTATCCCAGTTCATATCTTTTAATGGATAAGGAATAGATATAACTTCTTTATCAGCTCTTACTAATCTTCCAACTGCATCTGCATTAAATGCAATATCTGAATCAATAAACAGCATGTGTGTGCAATCTGATTTAAGAAATGCTCCTACACACATGTTACGTCCCGATGTAATTAATGATGACTTCATAATTTGAAATTGTATTTTTACCTTTTCTTTCCATGCCCATTTTTGTAACTCTAATAAAGATTGTGTATAGTGAATACTAACTTCACTATGAACTGGCGTTGCTATAAATATTGAATAAGGTTTTTGTTCTACGGGTTGTTCCGTTGTCCGTGGTTCGTTGTTAAACCATATGGGTTCATGATTTTGCATTATTAGCTGCTCCTGTTAAAAAGTTAGTCCATTCGTGTTTTCTATTTTCCCAGTTGTAAAATTTTTTATAAAACATTTGTTGTGATGTCAGTAATTCTTGCATACCATCTGTGTGTAATACATTTACAACACCTTCAATTGCATAAGCAAACATGTGACATAAGTTTTTGTAATCACTTTGATATTGAACATAAGTGGGCCATTCAGAGCAAGTCTCAAATAGTGCACCAAAATTTGTAACCACACCATGAAGTCCTGCTGCTAATGCTTCAATGGCCGCTATGCATGAAGTCTCTTCCCATATATTTGGATATGCGAAGATATGGTAGTTATACATACTCTTTAATAATTCTTCATTAGATACAAAACCTTTGTAATTTATATTAGGTAATTGTTCCGCTTGATCAAATAGCGGTTTGTATAATTTGTGATTAGCTTCATCAAATGCTGAGCCATATATTTTAGTTGATGAATAAACATCACAGGTAATGAGTGGATTTTTAATGAGTTGCATGGCACCTAGCATTACACTAAGTCCCCTCCATGGGGTTGAGCTAAATAATAATTTTACAGGCTCCCCTTTTTTATAAACTGCTCTACCGGGAAAACGATCAATTGCATTTTTAATAACCGTACATTTATGTGCGGGTACACCAAACATCATTCTGTATTTCTCAGCGCACCAATGACTATTAAATACATACCAATCATATTTGTCATGGTTAGATTTTTCTTTAAACCAAGGCACTAAGTTTGGTTGGTCGTACGAATTTTGAACCCAAAGAATATTTATTTTATCTTTCGCTAAAGGTGTTTTTTCAGGAACGGAAGTTGTAATTTGAAAGTTGTTTAAAAGATTATTATCTACATATTTGTACAGTTGATTATACTGTAACTCCGTACCGCCAATAGGTTTCATAGATTACTGCTTTATCGTATCGCCTTTAGTATGTAAAGAAGCAACTGTAATTTCTAAATCTTGTCTAAAATCATCTGCAGTAGTGTCTGTAGCTGTGTTTGCTACATCTGCATCAAACTCGGCTTTATCTGCATAGACTTGTCCAGTTCTTTTATTTTTAACTATTTCTTTTGCTTTAGCAGGTATACGAATCATTTGTTTCTCCTATAATATCAATTCAGTAGCATCTTTAGCATTGCCTAATTTTCCTTTCAAGAAAATATTAAAAGCTAAACTTTTCCTCAAATGTTTGTCTTTTTTGAGGTCTACATTATGCCATAAAGTAGATGGAAATACCAGAACATCATTTTTATTTACTTTGATCTTCCATGAAACAGAATTAAAACTATTATAATTTTTAGGAGTAATACTAAAAAATCTCGTAGACGTATTGTAAAATTTTATACTATCTTCTTCACCTACATCATAATAAAAAACTGCAGACCACATTGAATTTGGATGATCGTGCATATGATGACTTTCCTTTTCGTTAGTTATATTTAACCAAGATTGAGTAATATATATTGATAGATCTTCATTTAATGGATCGTATATATTTTTTACAAAACTAGAAACAGTCGTTAACAAATTTATTTTAAGGTCTTTTAGATTACTTTCTTCTAATACATATTTATTATTTGAAATATAGTTTTGACGATTGAACTCCATGTTTTTTTCCAAATCTTCTAAACATTTTTTATCTTGTTCACTTAAATCAATTTGAAAATGACCTACTGGAATAGGAAATAGACCATAAATTTTTGGTTCTTTCATAAGGTTTAGCTTGGTTTACCTTGTCCTCGTCTTTTCTTTTTTGTATATGATTTATTTGGAGATTTTGCAACCCTTCCTGGTCTTTTTCTTTGTTTCTTTTTTACAAAGTTGTTAACTCCGTACTGTCCTTTTTTCTTAGCCATTTTCCTGCGATCTGTTTATGAGTGCGTATGATATAACACCGTGTATTGTCCCAGCGTTATCTGCTTGCATAACTAAACTGTCTCCTTCTTCTAAATTTAAAGGTTCACCATTTAGAGGATACTCCGTAGTATCTGCACTAATTGCTTTATGATAAATAACATAACTTGTAGTTTCACTACTGTCATGAAAATAAATATGCATGTCTACATTATTGCTGTGTTCATTTGCAATCGTATATCCTTTGCAAATAGCTCTTGAAGATGCATCGATAGTTAATACAGTTGTTAGATTTGTCGTGTCTAATTCGTAACCTGCGTTTTTATATTGTATTGTCATGATAAAAAGAAGTTAAACGTATCTTGTTCATTTTTCAAGTCTTGTTGGAACGTAAAGTTAAGTTGATTTTTTAAAGTCTCAAGAGACTGTAAAACTTGTTGTTGGTTATCTACTGTGTATTCAGCGGTAGGTTCTGGTATGTAGATTGTTATTTTTGCCATTATCTTCTCCCATCGGGTTGTACATCTGCTCTAAATGTACCGTATCTCCAAGTTTGACCTGAAGATGTGTTTTCTATTTTTAAACTTGCAGCTCGTCCTCTAGCTCTAGTGTCTACTTTATCAGTTGAACTGTTTATGTCAAACGGACCTAACAAAGAAGATGATGCAGTGTCTGTAGGATAGTTTTTTAAATTAATGGTAATTTGTGCATTACCCTGTAACCTTTTAAAATCTGGTATAAATCTTCTTATTTTAGTAAAAAACTCTCCATCTCCACCTTGATGGATCATGAAGTCTCCAGATTCTACAAATGCTTCAATAGCTGTAATCGTATCACCAACTACCTGATCTGTTCCTGTTTCATGTGCGTAATAGGTTGTTGAACCATTAATATCAGTTACACCTTGTATTGTTGGAAAATTAGGAATACCTGTTTGGTTGTATTCTGTTTTATATGGAACTGAAAATAAATGTGCATCGTTAGCCGTTGTCCTTGCTAAAGAACTTGTGTACCAACAATTCTCACCCCTGTTCCAAGTTACAGCTCTATCAATAACTTCCGAATTAGCAGACGGATAATACCAAGTCACTTCTCCAAATAAACAATTTACACCAGCGTAAACAAGTTTTTGATAACCATAATTAAATCCAAGGTCTCCTGGGTTGTTTTGAGTAAATACAAAATCTTCAACTGAGCAATCTAATGTTTTAACAGTTCCGTCAAAATAATTAAATCCACCGGAATCATCCATCCAGTAAACAATACCGTCTTTGAATGCCATTGCATGTTGACCAACACATCCACAGTTTGATCCTACTTTTCTAATACTAAATGTAAATGGAGCTCCTACATATTGAATTGTATAAGCTGCAGTATCTGTGGTTACCAATATGTAATCTTTTCCTCTGATAGCTGCACGGATTTCTGTTCCATCATCTATTCTAAATGTGCCCGCTGTATTAATTGATGTAGGCGCATAACTGTTAAAATTTTCTTGATCTGAAAAACGAATAAACATTTTGTCTTGTGTGGTTGTATCACCAATAGTTGTTTCAGTTCCGAGATGAATAAGATGTCTATCTTGATCAGATACAATGGTCATAACAGATTTTGTAGGAGCTCCAGACATGACTGCTGCTCTTGTCGTCAATGCAGTTGGTGTATTTTGTATAGGTTGCCAAGTAAATGTTCTACCATCAAATATAGTAGCAATTAAGATTTGACCAAAATTATCAAGTGACCAGTTACCTGGATCGATTGTTGTACCACCAGCTAGCGATGCCTCTCCCCAACCTGTAAGTGCTACAACACCTACACCATCGGAGTGAGACGCTGGAGTTGTGCTTTGAGATCCTCTAGTACACCCTGTTAAATCATTTCCTGAAATCCCTGTATAGCTTATGATCTCTGTATTAATTCTTACAGATCCAGATGTAGGAAATCCTGTTGTGTCTGTTAAAGTAATCGTTGTTACAGAGTTATTAATTCCTCCGTTCAAAGTTGTCTCTAAAGAACTTTCTCCACCGTATAAATCTGTACCCCATCCAAAACCTGCAGTTTGACCAATAGGTCCAACTTTTACATATCTATTAATTGTCGCTGCACCATTAGCTGTATTATTGGCTGTCGCATTGGCTGCCATAGTAATTGTAAATGAATTAGCATCAACTCTCGAAGTCACTTCAAAAGTTTGATCTTCAAAGTTACCTGCAGTATATCCAGCACCTGTTGGTGGTGTTACAGAAGTAAATGTAAAATAATCACCTTGTTGTAATAAATGTCCATTAAGATTTACAGTAACAACGGCTGATCCATTGGTCGTGTCAAATGTTGCGCCAGTCTGTGCAGTTTCTAATGGAGTAATGTCATAGAAAGCATCTTGATAATATATAAATAATCCTTTCAAAGTTCCTATTGCTGCATAAACACGTCCATCTAAATCTGTGTATTGATGCTGCGCTCTTGCAACACTTGGTAAAGTATTAGTGGTTATTTTTTCCCAACCGCCAATTTTTTCAGGTAATCCTGAACGAAAACGTACAAAATCTCCGTCTACATATTGCCCTTCGGCAGCTGTATCAGTTATTTGTTTGTTGAAACCTGGTTTTATATTAATTAAACTTAATGGCATAGCGCCATTATACATGATTATCTTGTAGTATTAAAGTTTGTCGCAATTTCCGCTTATTATCAGCCTAGTAGAGTCTTCATTTGGTAACACCATATGAGGAACACTTCCATCAAAAAACAAAAGTTTATTTATTTCAGGTTTAATTGGAATAGAATCTGTTATGACATAAGGATATCCAGGATTATGAAAAACTATATTAGATGATTTGTCAGTACAATCAATAAACCATACAAAAGAATAATTATTACCATTACCGTGGACATGTAAAGAATGAAAGTTTCCAGGATAGTATTTTTGTATCCAACAACAATTTAAAGAACAATTATGATCTAACATTATTTTTTTCAATTTTTGATTTACAACTTTTTTTAAGTTTTCTAAATCAGATGTATGGTCAAAATTATTAGCGTTCTCTCCTTCTTTTTTTAATTGATGATTTTTTATAAATTTTTTAAAATCTTCATCAACTTGTATTTCATATTCTTTAATATATGTTGTTATAGCGTGAATTTTTCCGTCATGTATTTTAGAGTGAACATCATGAGAGAAAGTCTCTAACTCACGGACTTCTTTTTTAAAAAACAAGTTCCAATCAGATACTATCCTTACTAAGTTATTACCAAAATGTCTTAAATTCTCAGCTGTCAATTTGATGTATTGATTTTTTCTAAGATGTTTTATTTCTTCTTCATCAAAAATAATTTTACAACTTCCATCAAATTTGTTTTGATCAAATTTCATTATTTAATTCTTTCTGTTCCATATAATTGTCTTGTATCTTTAGCCCATTTTGTATGAGGCCCATTTTTATCAACGTAGTGTAAAAAAGTTTGAGCCTGCCAATCGCCTTGAAATTCTTTTCTACCATGCATTAATTCGCAGCCTAAATATATTACCGCTTCGCCAGGATTTAAATTTATAGGGGTATCACCCATGTAAATAGGCCATTCCACTCCGTCTGATCCTAAACAAACGGTAACACTAATTTCACATGACTCTCTATCTGTATGATTTGGTAAATCAGCTAATTTAGTATACATTCTCCAAAATGCATAAGTGGGAATAAGTTCTAAACCTGTATGTTCTTCTAAAAGGGATTTTTTGTTCACCATAATCGACTCCATCAAAGGATCTCCATAAAACTTAGTATCTCCATTTGGATTTTGTATTATATCAAAATGAGTAAAATTTATTCTGTGTTTTATTTTACAATAATCAGAGGCTATTTGAGCCTCTTCTTTTGTCAAAAAATTTTCAACTTTTTTATATTTATAATCTTTAATTGTTTTCATTTTTATCTAACTCTAAAAAAAAGGGTTGAATAAGTCTTAATGAATTTTGCTCATCTTGTAAAGGTTTGTGCATAATGTTTGAATTGTATATTACCATTCTATTAGGTTTTGCTCCGATTATAATATCTGGTTCTATTTGTTTAAAATTTTCTTCTGTAGATGTGTATAAACCCGTTCCATCATCTAATCCAAACGAGTTATAATAAACAACTCCTGCTAATTCACATCCAGTGTCAATGTGCGGCGACATTCCATACTTTATAATTTTATCTAAATCACTATTATATATTTTTCTAAAAAATGTTTTTATTTTCTTAGGTTTTAATCCTGTTTTAAGAAGTAATTCTGATTTAAATAAATTTAATAATGGAAAATCTGAATCAAATACACTTGTTTCATAAGTAGGATATCCATGTGTTTTATTAAAATACTTTACATTACTAGGATGCCATACTTTATTATAATTAAATAAATTAGCTGCGGTCATCATGTTACAAAAATTTTCTTGAGAGTAAAAATCATCAATAACTTTTAAATACATTACAAACTCCAACCAACAATAGAAATTCTTTTTCCTTTTACAGGTTTAACAGTATGAGGAAACATAAAATTACTTGGAAATATAACCATTCTAGCAGGTGCTTTTTCAATACACCATTCGTTTTTTCCATTTGGATCTACAAAACAAAGTTCTCCACCTTCATAATCGTTATTTAAAAGCAAAAGACAAGTCATTGTTCTTGGAGCACTTTCATAATGATCTGTATGGTATTGATAAAAACCACTATTTGTATATTTCAATACCTGCACATCAACTATATTGTTAAAGTTAGAAGGTAAAATATATTTTATATCATTAAAATATCTTTCTAAATGACTTTGAAAATTACTTTTAAGTAAGTTAGCCCAATGCACCTCAGTCATTGATTCACTTAAATTATTAAGTCCTTTGGTATACGTTTTTCTTATATTAAAATTTGTTTCGCCTTGATCTATAGTTGCTTCTTCAAATTCAAAAGTATTTATTACTCTTATTAAATTAGATAGTACATAAGTAGGCAAGGTATTATCATAAACTTTAACAAAATCTTTTACTTGCATTTTTTTCTACTCCATAATCTATTTTTATAAATATTTATATTTTCAAGTCCCCAATGCCAAATGTTTTTAACTATGTCCTTTGTAGTTATTTTACCCACACTCATTTTCCAGTCATCTCTTTTAAAAGGAATAATTTGCACATAAGGAGTTCCTTTTTCAATCGTAGTTTGAAGTGTAGGATATTTATCTCCATTTATGATCATTGGAAAGTTTATATGTGTTTTAACTTTGTCTGTATCAACAATTCCAGGGATAATTGAAAATCGATCGTCGGAATTATTTAAAGGAGGTACAAAAAGACAAGAGTACCCAGGAGGAGTTTTGATTACCCAAGGATTAATTATTTTATAAAAAGGTAAATTTTTATTTTTTTCTATAGCAGGTGATCCTTCTAATTGGCTGCATGGATGCACTTGTGGTTCGTTTGTATTTATATTCATTCTTTTAACGTTTACATAATCATAAAAAAAATCTCCTACTGCAATATAAGTATCAGGCACACCTTGTTCGTTTTTAATATTATGCGTTATGGTCATACTTATTGGAGTGTATAAAACATAACCCATTGTGAGAGTATCTAAAAAAGGCATGCATCCTTTAACTGTTCTTTGTAAATGTGTATGTTTTAATTTTTTATACCAATCAGGTACATTCATTTTAACAGGTTTTGGGTAATCTTCTTTTAAATTAAA